TATTATAAATTTCTTTTAAACGAGGAGTATTATCAATTGAATTAATAAACTCGGCAAGTATTTCTTTTTGCCCTTTATTTAAATTAGCATACTTACCATTAAATCTTTCGAGCATTACTTTATAAGTAAGTACTCTTAAATCCTTATCATACTTAGAAAACTCTTCAATTAGATTTTGTTTAACCTTTGTAGTATTAACCGAAGATTGAGTTAGATATTCTAAAATAGTAACTTTATTATTAATTATTTGATCAGTTTCAGATAGCTTATCTGAGTTGTATATCTCTATTAATTTGTAAAAAGAAGCATATGCTTTATACCCTATAACTTGATGTTTGAAAAATTCATCTAAATTATAGTAATTTTTAATTTCATTTATAAGGTTATATTTTTCTCTTTTTAAAGCACTTCTATTTAATTTGCGAGTTGCTTCTAATATAGTATTTAAAGTAACATCTGCTTTACTTTCACTTAAATTTTTATTTTTGAATAAAGTTTCGTAAAGTTTATATTCTTTTCCTAGCTCAGTTTTTGTAAAAGATTTTTTTAAAATGTTCAATGAAGGAGACTCATTCCCAGAAAGGGTATCTGCTGTTATTTGTCTTACTAAAAGCTCAAATAAAAGGCCTGTATTTTTATACTTGGAATGTTTAATTTTCATCGATAGGCTTTTTTATAAATATATAAAGATTTCACCCTTTTAATTGGTTTTCGTCAAGCAATGATTCTTCATTTTCATATACTAATTGTTTGCGGCCAACTGGGATTTTTTTAAGCATATCTTTGTTTTGTAAGTAAACTGTTTTAGTTTCTAATGCTAGAGGAGAACCTCCTTTATATGAGGGTTTTATAGAATCTGATTCATTTTCTTTACCTTTCATTCTATCAACTCCAAGCCTATCTTTGCCAAAGGCATTATCTTGGGTATTAATATTAGAAACTTTTTCTTCAGGACGACCTAATTTAGGATCGTTTTCATCATACCCCTCGGGCACTTCATCATCTCCATAATATCTACCTTTCCCATATAGAGAAGCTAAATCATGAGGGGTGCCATAAGATTGACCTGTTTCTACGGGATCATTTCCTTCTGCTTCTATTTGAGTTAAACGGAACGCACGTTTAGCATCTTCCCTAGATAAATCTCTAAATTCATTATACTCATCTTCACTCATATGGAATAAATGATCATATATAAAGTCTGTAGGGAACAGCTTGGTTTCCATCATTTGGGCTGCTAAATCCATTTTTTCCTTCATTAATGCTACCCTTTCCTGGTCGTAGATAATTGATGGGGTGGTTAGATTGAGTTCAAAATTAGTTAGATCATCTCCGTCATATCCTTGGGTGTATAAATGAACAATAGCTATTTTAGTTAATTCTGAGAGGATTATTCTTTGGATGCGTTCTATAGTACGTGCAAATCTAATGTCTTCTGCTGCTAATGTGGCTTTTCCATCAGTATTTTCATCATACCCCAAAAATGCTTTAGGAATTTTTAGAGCAGCAAATAATTTATCTCTTAAGTATTCAACATCTTGGATACCATCATATTGGAGTCCTGGGGTAGTGTCGATTTTGGTAGAAGACTCACCTCCTCTAACTGGGAGGTAAAAATCTTCTAGCATGTTTTGCATATTATATTTCAAATTATAATCCCCAGTTTGTTGATCCACATAAGGGGTACGTTTCATTTGGGTAATAGTTTTTTGCATAAAATTTTCTACTTCAGCAGGGGGAATATTACCAATATCTACGTAAAATATTCTTTTTTCGGGGGCACGAACTATTCTATGTACCAACATTGCATCTTCCATAAGAATATATTGTTTAAATAATTTACGTGCGGGTTCAATATAACTTCTACCATAAGGAAGATAATTCACATCAGATAGTAATCTAAAATGAGCTATTTCATAATTGTCAAAATATAAAGCTCTTCCATTTTTTGATTTAGTAGGAGATGATTGTAGTCCCCCAAAATAACCTCCATACTCACCTCCACCACTTAAACCATCAGGATCAAATTTAAATTTGACTTCTATCTGTTTATTATTGTTTTCACTAATTTTTTCTTCTCTGATGATATTATATGCTGTGTAAGGGATTACGTTGTACACTCCAAATTTTTCAGCAATCTCTAATTTTAGGAAAAAATCACCGTATTTACACATTTGACGGACCCACATCCACATATTAAATTCTATATTTAATACATCATAAAAAAGATTATATAGAATTTTTTGTACTGCTTCATCAGGAGACTTAATTTGTAGTACTTCTCCCATAGAATTTTTAAGAGTGGATTCATCAGCTAATATATCTAAGGCAGAAGCAATAATAGCATCAGTATCCATTGCTTCATAATCAGAATATAACTGAGTACGAAGAGTTTGATAATTTAATGCCGGGTTATATACTGGCATTTGGTTTGTGGTGTACAAGCGGTTAAATCTATCCACCATAGAGTTGGTTTCGATTTGTCCAGTTTGTTGGTAGGTATTAAAATCTAATACCTTTAAATTATTACCTCCAGTGTTTTTAATGATTACATCAGTAGAAAATAATCTTTTTAGTCTTGTGAATACGCTTGTATCTGCCATAGTATATTAATAAATATTATAAAATCCAGCTAAAATCCTCTTTTCCCCCTTTTCCATTATCCATGTGATAAGGATTATCTTTACCTTTAGCAAAATATGCTCCTTGATAGGGGGTTTGAGTAGTTTGCATTGAATTTAGTGTTGCTTTTGTTATATCCAACCCATGTTGTCTATATTTTAATGCTGTATCCCGGACGTACAAGCCTATCCCAAAGCTCATTACTAAGTCATCATTATATCCTACTTGGGCTTCAGCTCTACCATATTTCCATATGAACGTTTTCATTTCTTCTAGTAAACGTTTAGATTGAATAGTAACCCCTTTATCGGCTACATATTCTTGAAATTTACCTATGACCATAGGACGAGTACGGGATGACATAGTAAATCCTGCTGTCATATTTGAGGTTCTTCCCGATGCTTTTAAATATGAATCTACATCAATAGCTTCGGATTTAGGAGAATAATATAAATTTTGATAATTTTTTTCAATTATAGTTTGGATAGTACTCCATCCTATATTAGCATTTTCTACCACAAGTAAAGCATTATTATATTCAGTAGCAATTGCCACTAATATATTACCAAAATCTTTAGTGCCTACTTGCCCTTTATATTCTCCTACTTGAACAGCATTTTCAATATCAAAAATATGAAATGCTGAATAATCTTTACCATCCCCTCTAGCAACATCTGCCGATATCATATAAGAACGACTGTAGTCTGCAGGTTGCCATATCCATAAATTTTGATCTACACCACGTCTTTCAAGGGGTTCTTTAATGGTAGTTTTTTCTATAAATTCAAGAAATTCAGGATAAAATACTATATCACCTGATGTGCTGAAGTCACAGTCACATTCTTGAGCTGCCATTCTAGGATCTCCTAGTAATTCGTCTTGTCTATTTCTCCATGCCTGGTCTCTTTCAGGGTGGACATACCATGGTAATTTAATAGGGAGAAAATCATTTTCTTTAGCTTCAGCTCGAGTCCAAGTTTGGTGAAACCAATTACCTGTACCATAAGGAGTAGATAACGCTATACACCCCCCACCAGTGGCAAGTGTTTGTTGAGCTGATGCCCATATTTCTCCTATATTTTCAATGAATGCTGCCTCATCAATCAGTAGAAGAGAAACTGCTTCTGATCTACCGGCATCACTTGATGCTGAGGTAGCTTTAATTTGAGATCCATTTATTAATCGAAGAGTTAATTTATTGTTTTCTTCAAAATCTATTTTAAGCCACGAGGGTAAATTTTCATACATAAATTTAACCTTCGTAACCATGTTTTTAGCAGTTTCCTGTTTTGTAGCTATACATAAAACGTTTTTATCTTTATGAAAAGTCATTAACCATAAAGAATATCCCGCAGATAGGGTGGAAATACCCAACTGGCGGGATTTTAGGACAACTGAATATGGGTTTTCTCTCCACAGTTTTAATACCTTTTCTTGGAAAGGGTATAAATGAAAATTAATTCTACCCCTTTGGGGGTGTTGAATCATACAGTATTTTTTCATAAAGTGTATAGGATCTTGTGCACACTTTACGTATTCCTGTCTTATTATTTGTTTTAAATCACTCAATTATTATTACTCAATAGTATAGGAGTCAAAGTACCTATTACTGTGGTTAGGATAGTTATAGTTTTAGTACTTCTTAATGATTTAATTTTTTCATTTTTATTTTTTAAATCTAATTTTAAAAGAGCATTAGAATTTAGGTAAGTTTCATTGGATAAAAATAATGAATCAGTTACGTTTTGGTACTTAATCAATAAGATTGAATCTTGACTTACTATATTATTTAAGTCTACAATTTCTGCTTTTAAAGAATCTCTTTCTTGTTGGCAAAAGTCATATTCTGTGAGTTCAGTTGCTATTTGTCTAGCTTGGGAAGTAGGGATACAGATTAAATCAGTTTCCGTATCTCTTTGCGAAAAACTCGGTAAGCTCATTATGAGAC